TTGAAAATAGAAAAGGGGCTTGCGCCCCCTTAACTATTCTGCCTTGCGGTAGGTTACGAGTTCGTACCTACAACAATCGTGTCAGTTGCACTTGCAAGTCCTGCAAAAGGATTGGCAGTAGTTGCACCATTGATAAAGTTGGCAGGCATTGTCTCCTGTCCCTCCATTGTCAAAGTGTAACCAGACAGGTCACCCATTGCAGCACCAGTTACAATCGTTCCACCCGTTACTTCAGCACCGTTTACGCGACCCATCAAGAATGCGTTGCCGTTGTAGTCTTGTACCACAACATAAGGCCGACCATAAGCAAGCAGCTTCAATTCTTTGTTGTCCTCCTTTGTGAGTTTGGTCAACGTCAAATTCAAAGTCTGCGTGAAGAATGTTGTGCCATTATCACGGCTTGAGTTAAAGGCTTGCTCAAAAGATGAGTTGCCTTTTACCAAGTATTGGTACGCAGAGAAAGTTCCCGAAATATCGGTCACCTCATCGTTGGTGAGGGTAATCGTACCCAAGTCACCGAAGTCTACAAAGTACACGGCACGGATGCCACCTACTACGTCTTTACAGGGAACTAACCTGCCTTTTGTTAAATCACACGCCATTGTTTCTTTGTTTTATTAGAATTAAAAAAGAGGGCGAGGACATAGCCCAAGCCCCCTCTTGATTTACATTAGCTCGGATTAAGAGTAAAGAACTACGTCAGCTCCGATTCCGTACTGAACTCCTGCGAAGAAGCGTAGGATAACACGGATGTTGGCACTTCCGTCAAGGTCAGCCATATCAAGTACACGAACCTCGTTGCGCTCATCAGCCAATCCTGTTCCGAAGAATAGGTTTGAAGCTTCAGCAGCAACCATCTTGTTTGAAGGAAGACCGTTTGCCATAGCAACGCGGATGCCATCAAAGTACAAGTCTCCGTTGCCGTACCACATTGTGCCTTGATTGTCAACACCATTTGCACCCAGACCCGAAGTTCCGAATCCACCTAGCGCACGGACATAAGCCTTTGCTACGTTCTGTGGGACATAGATAGTCAAATCCTCTTTGCCGTAAAGGGCAGAAGGGATAGCATCAGCAACTTTACCAAGCTCTACGATAACATTTGAAGCCGTCACGGTTGTAGCGGTTACGTCAATAACATCAGAGTCGGCAGTCATCAAAGAAAGGAATCCGCTGAACTCACCTGCACTTGCAGCGTTACCGTTCCAAATGTTCTGCTCAATCTTTTGGGCAGTCTTTGAAGCAACGTGGGCAATCAAGAAATCAGCAAAAGAAGTAGGGATGCTATCGTAAGCAGAGAAGCCCATTTGACCACCAATCCAAGATGAGTAGTAGTCCTTCTTACAAAGCTGCAAGTTTACTTGAAAAGGCTCAACGGCAAGAACGCGGTCGGTCAAAGTCAAGGTAGAAGTTGCGTCAAAGTCGCAAGTACCATCTTTTACTATGTCGTTAGTAGCAACCTTCTGAAGGGTTGTTTTGTAGTTTACGTTTGGAAGAATCTCAATGAGTCCTTTGTCAAGCGTGTTAGCAGAAAGAAGTGCGGCAGAAATGTACTTCTGCGCAAAAATACCTGCATAGTTTGTGGTGATTGAAGTGGTCGTAGCCATTTTTTATATTTATTATTTGTTTATTCGTGCAAGGACTCGGTCAATCGTTTTTTGTGGGCGATTGGTACTCATCTTTTGGACTTGCTTTGTTTCGGGGTTGTGCTTGATGGCTTTCGCAGCAGGTGCGGCAGATAGTTCTGCTTTAACCGCAGCCATCTCCTCCTTGTTGGCGTAACCGCCCATCTCATCACGCATCCCTTTCATTTCTTCGCGCATCATTGCAATCTCCTCAAGAACTCTCTCAATGATTGCAACTACCGCAGGGGCTTCTTCTGCCATTGGCATATCAGCAAGTTCAGTAGCTGCTTCGGCCTCAACCTCAACTTCTACCTCTGCTTCAGCGGTGGCTTCTTTAATTTCAGCGATTATACCTTCTTCGGTGATGACCAAAATACGGCCATCAGCAAGTAGGTGTTCGCCAATAGGAGCAGCAACTCGGTCTTCGCCACTAATGACAAACACTTCGTTACCTGCTTCAAATGATTCTGCCTCAAGAACGGCTCCGTTCTCAAGTGTCATTTGCTCAAACTTAACCTCGCGGATGGAGGATAGCTCGGCAAGGATGCGGTTAAGTATGTTATTCGCTTTCATATCTAAGTAATTAAAG